CCATTGAGGCCGCCGCGGTTGCGGAGCTTGAGAAGGTAGCGGAGGAGGAGAAGGAGAAGGAGGAGGAGAAGCCCGAGGCTCTCCTTGGCGAGATCGCCCGCCTCAAGGGTGCCCTTCTCAAGGAGCGCCGCTCCAATGCTCTCGCCGCGGTCACCAGCGACCTCAAGGGCCGCAAGGTCTCCGATGCCACCAAGGCCAAGCTTGCGGAGAGCTACCTCTCCGATCGCACTTCCTACCGCGCAATGATTGGCGATCTTGGTGTGACCTCCACGGCCTCCAAGATGAGCGTTGCCGCTGGCCCCGCCCGCACCACCTCCCCGATCGCTCCGGGCGTTGGCGGCCTTTCGGCCTCCCTCTCCGAGGTGCTGGCCAACCCCCGCCGCTTTGCAGACCTCACCGAGGATGCTCAGTGGGGCATGATTAGCGACTTGGCGGAGCGCGAGAAGGTGGAGCATTGGCTTGCCGCCTCTTGGCTCATGACGGGCAAGATGCCCCAGACCGTGCAGGAGCTTCGCAACTCCCGTGGCTTCTCGGGCCGCTAGCCCAACCCCCCACCCCTTCAACCAACAGCCCCTTCACGGGGCAAGGAGATAGCTCATGGCACTTGGATCGCTGACCTACAAGACCCCCGTCAAGATTGCCCGCATCGGCTCCAACCTCACCGATAAGGCGGGCTTCATTGTCACGCTCACGGATGAGGATCGGGTGGGCCTCAACACCGCCGTTGCGGATCGCCCCTACGGCGTGATCGTGGTGGGATGCGATAGCCTCACCCCGGGCAACTACCCGAGCCAGATCGCCGCGGGAGCCCTTGAGATCGTGGATGCCTACGGTGCCACGATCGTGGCCATGGCGGGCGGCACGGGTGTCACCTTCGGCAACGCGGTTTGTGTGACGGCCAACGGGGATTGCCACGATGCTCCCGCCCTCGGCGCTGGTGAGTGGATCGTGGGCTATGCCCTCTCCGCCGCCGCCGCTGGTGAGAGCTTCTTGCTCTCCTTCCAGCCCGCTGTCACTCAGGTCTAGCCCACGGGCCGCCCCAACCTCACCACTTCAACCTTGACTAAGGATCGACCATGACCACGCCCTTCATGCCCCCCGTTGGTATCAATACCGGAGCACTCAAGCCCGGCATCCTCCAGCGGATCTCCCTCTTCCGCGGCGGTGCGCAAGACACCAACAGCCTCACGCTTGCGCCGATCGTCAAGGTGGCCACCCGTGCGGGCTTCTATCATTTCTTTGCGGAGAATGATGCCCTCCTCACGGGCTCGCCTCAGAACCCGCTGACCCCGGTTGACTATGACACCCCGGCCAGCCCGGGCGGTATGCGCATCTCGGCGGGCACCTTCAACTCCAACCTCTACCGTTGGGGCTTCCAAGTGTTCCCCCTCCAGCAGATTGCGGAGTTCGCGGCGCGTGGTGAGGATATCACGGCGCGGGCGGCCTTCAAGCTTGGCGGGCAGGCAAAGCAGCACCACGCCAAGGTGCTCGGCGCGGTGCTCAACACCGATGGCAACTTCTCCGCCACTCCGAGCTCGGCGGGCGGGCAGGCCACCCCTCTCCAGAATGAGATCAACGCCCTCCTCATTGACCTTGCCAAGCAGGGCGTGGATCTCAATGAGGGCCGTTGGGTTGCCGCGTGCAACCTCAACACCGCCAACGATATGTTGCAGTTCAACACCGTTGCCCAGCAGGGCTACGCCCTTGCCTACGCTGGTGGCACTGACACGGTGCGCACGGGTGCCACGGATATGAGCCAGCTCAAAGCATGGTTCCTCTCCAAGCTCATCTGCCCGCTTGAGCTGGTGGTGCTCAATCAGTTCCTTCCCACCACGGCTGACACCATTGGCGCTCCCGTGATCGCCAATGGCCGCGTGGCCATCTTCAAGATCGCTGAATCTTATGGAGACTCGGGCTTTGTTCAGACCATGACCCCCGACCCCAACGCGGCCCTTGGCCAGATCTACACCTACGATGTGCGGCAGGGGCTGATCGGCATCGGCCTCCATGTGGAGAGCGACTACGGGATCACCGTGCTCGGTGGCCCCGCCAACAAGTGGGCGGCTTGCCTCAGGGGTGTCCAACTCTAGAGGGTGACTAGGTGGGAGCTCCTCCGGGGGCTCTCCACTTGTGAGCCCACCGGGTGCCCCTTCCTTCCCCCCGGTGGTCTCTCAAGCGGAGGATCAAGATGGCGCAAGTTTACCTCTTTGGAGTGGTCAAGGCTGACATAGGGCGTTACCTCCCGCGGATCGCCTTTGGCACTGAGACCGCCCCCACGGCCCTTGAGGCTGATGAGATCGTTACTGACCACGCGGCGGATCTTTGCGCCTACCTCTATGGCATGGGGGTGGATGTTCAATACTTGGCCACCGCCACCACCAGCGCCCTCTACCGCACCTGCCAACGCTTCATCATTCTCCGCCTTGCGGCCCAAGTGATGAGGATGCGCAACCAAAACGACACCACCGCGGCGGAGGCTTGGGATGGTGAGGCCGATCGCATCATTGAGCGGCTCCGCAAGCTCCCCCAAGATATGGGTGCGGAGCGGCCCACGGGGGTCAACAGCCCCAACATCCTCCATTCCAATGCGACCTATGCGGCGGAGCTCTACGCCAAGCAAATGAACAGCCAAAGCCGCCTTGCCATCAATGCGGCTCAAGACAAGATGTGAGCACCCCGTGAGCTCCTTCAAGATCACCATGACGGATGAGACGGGCAAGGCCGTTGCCACCCTTGAGGCTTGCCTCCGGGGCGCGGGCGATTGGAGCCCGTTTTGGGCGGGCAAGGATGGGCCTATTGCGGAGGCATGGGCCAACAGCCGCCGCGCCATGTTCCTCACCCAAGGGCGCTCCACGGGCACCCCATGGCCCGACTACACCAAGCAAGAGCGCAAATACTATGTGCCCGTGAAGAAATGGGTCTTGGGGGCCACCAAGGTCACCAAGCAACACCTCTTGCGGTGGGATAAGAGCGCGGGAGCTGAGCCCGGTGGCCAAGAGCGCCTCTTCCCCTCCATGGCGCTGACCACCCACAAGGAGTTTATCTACCGGGTGAGCGGCAATGTGGCGACCATGGGCACCTCGGTACCCTACGCCCGCAACCATAACCTTGGGCAGGGTGCGTATAATCGCAAGTGGAAGACCAAGCGGGGGGTCAAGGTGATCCAAGTGCCCACCCCCAAGCGGCCCCTGCTAGCCTTTGGGCGGCCCTTCATGTTGGCGGTGCGCAATGAGCTCCAAAGGATTGCCATCAAGCAAGGGGGCAAGGTAGGAGTGACCTCGCAAGAGCTCCGAGAGCGGGCCAAGCTTGCGCGTGCAGTGCGGGGTCTCTGATGATTGCAGGATCGGCCAACGGCCCCCAAGTAGTGGCCAACACGGCGAAGGCGCTGGTGGTCTCCAATTGGGGGGCAGTATGTGACACGGCTTGGCTCAAGGCTATGGGTGCCCCCGGCCTTCCTGCCCCCGTAGCGGGCAACCTATACACCTCTCACCGCGCCCTCTTCACGGCGGAGACCCAACCCGCCATGGGGCTCACGGTGATCCGCACCGATGCCAAGATCACCGATGCCTTGGGGGCCATGGATCAAGTCCATGAGCTTGAGATCACGGTGACCTCCGATTGGGGCTACTATGACGGGAGCACGGTCAAGCCGCTGGTGAAGGCCGCCCCCGGAGACCCCGCGATCAAGTTCACGGTGGAGGTCTATGAGACCGCCCTTCGCGCCTATGTGGAGGGGGTGGTGATGATTCTCACCAGCCCGCTCTACGGCTTCCCCAACTATGATGCCCGCATGGCGGGCACCCTTGGCTTCACTCCCACCGGGATCTTCAATGCCTCACCCGCGGCGGGGGTCTCCCCCTCTGACTTTGTGGTGGGGGTGGATGATGTGGGATCTTCTTTGATTCAACAGACCGTGCGGGCTACTATCCAAGTCTCCCAACGGCGCTCTCTCGCAAGGTGATCCATGGCTTCAACCGTTATCGCAAGCAACACAAGTGCGGTCTATGTTCAGACCCAAGCCGCGGTGGGCACCGCCGTTGCGGTGGGCTCCTTTGTGGCGGAAAATGCCATCCGCATGGTGGGAGCTCCCAAGTTTAGCCCCCGCGGCGCGGGCATCATTGAGCGCACTGATACCATGACACCCTTCGGCGGTGGTCAAGCGGCGGTCACGGGCTCACGCGGGTGGGATATCACTTTCCAGACTGAGCTCTTTTGGGATGCCAGCACGGCAAGCGGCACGGTGCCCGCCATGCTCAACACCCAACTTGCGGCGCTCTTCCGGGCCACGCCCTTCTCCATTTCGGGCACTTCGCCCGACTTCACGCTTGCGGCTCAAGCGGCCTTTGCCACCACCACATGGGCAAGCGGCTCCCCCGCCCGCTCCCCCGCCTATGCGGTGCAACCCTTCACAATCTACTATGTGGAGAGCTCGGGCAAGCGGTATGCGGCCTTTGATTGCGTGGCGATCCCCAAGTTCTCGGCTGAGTATGGGCAGCGCGTGATGATTGATTGGACGGTGAAGGGCAAGTGGCTTGACCCGGATGCATACAACACCAGCAGCACGATCCCCGCTCCCGCCTATGCCGCGGCGCAACCCCCGATCGTGGCGCTCAATTGCGCCCTCACACTCGCGGGCTACTTCAACGGGGTCACGGCCCTCTCCAAGTGGACTTTTGACCCGGGCTTTGCCTTGGCGGATGTGGGCGATAGCAGGGAGGCCAACGGCTTTGGCATCGGCCTCCCCACGCTGGCCACTTATCCCTCCCTTGAGGTGGATGTGGCCGACCTCCCGGAAGGCGCGGCGGGCGACAACTCCCAGCCCGATTGGAGCACCGCCTCCGCCAACACGATCGTTGGCACTCTCACGCTGGTGATCACGGTGGGCACGGGTGACACCATCACTTTCTCCCTTGCCAACGCCCAAGTTATCGCATGGCCCACG